GTGAAACTTCGAAACCCCGCAGAGCACGCGCTGGAAAGCGCAAAGAGTCGGCTCAGCGCGAGTCGCGTATAGCTCGGAATCCACCAATAGTGAGAAATCTGGGGTCTTTAGTCCAAGACGGAGGGAACTCGGCCTCACTGGTGAAGCTTGGGGATAGGACAATAGTACTCTTCCTCCAACATCACGTTCGCAAGCTCCTCGCAGACACAGACATCTTCACTTTTAAGCTGTCAGGAATGCGGGTGCCTTTCGGCGTAGATTTAACGAGAAAAGACGCCTCCATGGTGGTTGATGACTTGTGGCAGCATCCAGTGAAACTCCTGGGTGGGCCAGACGATGACTTCATCTGCGATTGGGCGTGCCGTATCGGCGACTTTACCGCAAAAAGTACGTACTACTTCATGAGAGGCTACTCAGCCGTTGAAGAGGTGCTGGAAATTAAGGCGGAATGTCAGACGATCGAGAAGACGGAAACTAACATCCTGAGCTACACCAATTCAACAGATTTTGGGGATTGCGGTAAGCCCATCATTAGTTCATCAGGCAACATCGTTGCTGTGCATGCTTTCGGTGGGCAAACGAGAAATCAAGCTCTGTTGCTGAAGCCGAAAGTACCTGTCAAAGTCATACGCCAGGGCAATGAAACTTGCCCTTTCGGTGGAGTGCATGTGGACCCTTTTACAAAGGTCTCGCGCTCCCGAGAGGACAAGTATACTACCCACGTCAGGGTGAAGCCTGGCGAGCGAGACTGCGGGAACGAGTTGGACCGTTACCTAACTAGGAAGCACTACACCCCTGAATTCAAAAAAGCGTTCATAGAGGCTATGGCCGATATGGATGTATCTCATTTTAGGGGACCGCAAGTACCAGAACTCAACACGCGAGACGGGTTCTTACGTGCCATCGAGAAATTCGGTAAAATAGACTGGAATTCCTCCGCAGGGTACCCCTGGCAATGCAAAGGGAAAGCAACTGTCACGATTACGCACGGAAACGAGGATAAGTACATCGACCTTGGAGGTTGCAAGTCGCTACGAGACTTGATCAAACTGGTCGGGGGCGCCCTCGAAGATGATGAAAACAGGCAAG